TATGCACAGTTTTTCTTTTAGTCAGTTGGCTTTAAGAAAGCGGCATAATACATTTTATAAAGGCAAAACATTATGGCAACATTAGCAGAAATTCGCGCAAAACTTCAAGCAAGTTCTCAACAAAACACCGGTAGCGCAAGCGGTGGAGACAACGGCATTTATCCACATTGGAATATGCCAGAAGGTTCAACTACAACAGTTCGTTTCCTTCCTGACCAAGACCCAAACAACACTTTTTTCTGGATCGAACGTGCAATGATCAAATTGCCTTTCGCTGGAGTCAAAGGCGAAACAAATAGCAAACCCGTTACTGTGCAAGTTCCTTGTATGGAAATGTGGGGCGAGACATGTCCAGTATTGACCGAAGTGCGTCCATGGTTCAAAGATAAGTCTTTGGAAGATATGGGTCGTAAGTATTGGAAAAAGAAAAGTTATTTGTTCCAAGGCTTTGTGCTTGATAGCAAATTACAGGAAGATGGAAAGACTCCTGAAAATCCAATCCGTAGATTTATCATCGGATCACAAATCTTTAACATCGTTAAGAATGCATTGATGGATGCAGAGATTGAAGAAATGCCAACTGACTACGTTCGTGGTTTGGATTTCAAGATCGCTAAAACCAGCAAAGGCGGTTATGCTGATTATTCTACCAGCACTTGGGCTCGTCGTGAACGTGCTCTAAATGATGCAGAACAAGCAGCAATCAAGCAATTTGGTTTGTTTGATTTGAAATCTTACTTGCCAAAGAAACCCGGCGAAGTTGAACTCAAAGTTATCGCAGAGATGTTCGCAGCCAGCGTTGACGGCGAAGCATATGATGGCGATCGTTGGGGTCAATACTTCAAGCCAGCAGGATTTGGTGGTAGTGGTTCGGCAACTGGTTCTACAGCAGCACCGAAAGCAGCACCAGCGGCAGCACCAATCGAGGAAGATGACGTCCCTTTTGAACGTGCGGCAGCAACACCCGCTAAAGTGGTTGCACAAGATGAACCAAAAGCAGACAGCGGCGGTTCACGTGCGGCAGACATTCTTGCAATGATCCGTAGTCGTAACGCATCAAACTAAGGAGTAACAGATGGGAAAAGCATTTGATATTTCTAAGTTTAGAAAGTCAATTACTAAGGCCATTGACGGTCTTGGTATTGGCTTTAACGATCCTACTGATTGGATCTCAACTGGTAATTTTGCTCTTAACTATCTTATCTCAGGGGACTTCTTTAGGGGAGTTCCTCTTGGTAAAGTTACAGTATTTGCCGGTGAAAGTGGTGCAGGAAAGAGTTATATCTGCTCTGGCAACATCATTCGTCACGCTCAGGAACAAGGCATCTTTGTTATCTTAGTTGATAGCGAAAACGCTCTTGATGAAAAGTGGTTGATTGATTTGGGTGTTGATACCAGTGAAGAAAAACTTCTTAAACTCAATATGGCTATGATTGATGATGTGGCTAAAACCATATCTGAATTCATGAAAGAATATAAAGTCATGCCCGAAGAGACTCGTCCTAAGATTCTTTTTGTCATCGATAGTTTGGGTATGTTGTTGACTCCAACTGATGTAAATCAGTTCGAAGCAGGCGAGATGAAGGGTGATATGGGTCGTAAACCTAAAGCACTTACCAGTCTTGTTCGCAACTGTGTTAATATGTTTGGCTCGTGGAATGTAGGTATGGTTTGTACCAATCATACATACGCAAGTCAGGACATGTTTGATCCAGATGATAAAATTTCGGGTGGACAAGGTTTTATCTACGCAAGCTCTATCGTGGTTGCCATGCGTAAATTGAAATTGAAAACCGATGAAGATGGTAATAAGACTACCACTGTAAACGGTATTCGTAGTGCTTGTAAGATCATGAAAACACGCTACTCTAAACCCTTTGAATCAGTACAAGTTGAGATTCCATACTCAACAGGTATGAGTCCATTTAGTGGTTTAGTTGATTTGTTTGAAGCCAAAGGTAAGTTGAAGAAAGAAGGCAACAGTCTTGTTTATACAACCAAAGATGGCGAGATCATCAAGCAATTCCGTAAAGCATGGAACAGTAATGAGAAAGATGGATTGACAGTAATCATGGCTGAATGGGAGGAAACCAATACCCTAGCAGTCGTGGAAGAAACCGAGGAAGCATAAAATGGAAGAAAATCAAATCATTGGTGTATGGGACACTTTCAAGGATTATATCCCTGAGAAGAATCGTGAAACCGCAGCAAATCATTTTGTAGACTTTTTAGTTGGACAAGATGTTGAACTTTCGGTTCTCGAATCTGTTATGGGGTATGATACTCACATGGATGCTGCTATTGAACTTGTTGTTGAAGAATTCAAAGACGAAGATCAATTAGACGACGAAGACCAGTATTACGACGAAGACGAGGAATAATCGTGAATTGGTACAGCAAAGTAAGCAAGGATATTGCTCACTTGCCAGGCTGTATTGATTACTATTACCTTGAGTTAGATCAAGCAAGAGCAGAGGTTAAAATCCACGGAAATGTGGAAAAATCCTCTGCTGCTTTGCCCGGTCTTGTTGCTCAACGATTTAATCAACTTCAAGAAATTGAAGGTATCTTAGAATATCTAAACATCGAACTACGCCGCTTGCGTAGTAAAACATTTAAGAAATATTTGGAAAATTATCAACGTGCTCTAACCAGCCGAGATGTTGACAAATACGTAGATGGTGAGGCGGATGTGGTTGATATGGAAAAGATTATCAATGAATTTGCATTGCTACGCAATCAATGGTTGGGCATTATCAAGGGATTAGATATCAAGCAATGGCAACTAAGTAATATTATCAAACTCCGAACAGCGGGCATGGAAGACGTTGTTATTTGACACAAAAAGGACTTGCGTCCTTTCGTGTTTTGTAGTATAATAAACACACTATGTATATTGAAGATCTTTTACCCATCCTGTTGCATACTATTAATTTGAACTCCTATGATCAGAAATTGATCGATAGTTTCTACAGTCAAATTAATTATAACGGAAATGCTTTCACAGAAAAGCAGGCTAATATACTGATCAAAATTTCAAGAAAGTATGTTCCACAGATTTTAGCAAAACATGGGAAAGATATAACCACTCTGTTGGATCATCCGACTTACAAATATCCAATCCGTACAGTGAATCAATCCAAAAATATTTCTATCGTTACTGTTGAAAGTGGACATAGATTCATTAAGGTGCAGTTTCCATACGATGAGAAATTAGTTGAGGAATTAAAGCAACATCGCAAGGATTTTGTCTATGCCATGTGGAGTGCAGAAGAACGAGCATGGCTAATTTCATTGCAAGGTCAGGCAATTGAATATTTCAGAAATTGGATCGAGGATCGTAATTTCACCGCGGATGAAGAATTCCAACATCTTGTTGACCAATTGCCAGCCATAATTGATAATGTTGAAAATTTCGTACCTATGGTGGTAATTTCTCAAGAAAAACACCAATTTGTCAATGTGCATCCAAGTGTTCCACAACCTACCAGCACTGACATTGTCAAAACTATGTTTGAAGCACGCCTTGCTGGTATCGAACATTGGGAAAATGATATGAATGAAAAATTCAATCAACTCAATGTGAGTGAACTGGTCATAAAATTCATAAAAACTGCCCCAGAGACTGGATTTGGCATAAATTTGGAAGAAAATTCCATAATGGATTTAGTGCCTATGGTGCAAAATATGTCACCATGTCTCATTACTGTACCAGGTGGCAATGAATTGAGTAAATTACAATTGGCTCTACCCATGCTAAAAGCAGCAGGTCTTGAAAATAGTGAAATTAGCGTATTATTCCGTTTACCCAACGACACAAACCAAGATTTTAATAATTTTGTCAAAGAAGAAAAATTGAATTCTCCTATCACAGAAAATACACGGGCAGTTTTTCTCAGTGGCAAGGTACCCAAGCCACTGTTTGAATCTGATTTGAAATTTAACTGTGTGATAAATTTTAATTTCTACAATGTTCACTATACTCTTGCAAATTTAGTCAAAAACATGCATAATGTCATTAACGTGATAGCAGATAAAAAACAAAAGGAAATCCGTTTTGGCGACATGTAAAGTTATTATCAAAGATGAAGTGAATGTTAAGATTGAAAATTTAGATCTCGATGTTCGCAAGGCTTTGGTCAAGAAATTTAAGTATGAAGACCCCACTGCTCGCTTCAGACCCAGCTTCAAATTAGGTCGTTGGGACGGCAGTATCAGTTTTTTTGGTCTTGGGGGATCCACTTACTTGAGTATGCTTGGACCAGTGTTGGAATATCTGGAAGCTAAGAACTACTACATCGAAGTTGAAGATCAACGTGAGTCTACAAGCCTGGAATTTTCCGAGATTTTTGAGGATTTTTGGGGTGAAAAAACGTGGCCCGTGGGACATCGATTTGCAGGCGATCCTATACGCTTACGTGATGACCAGGTTGATGTTATTAATAAGTTTTTAGAAAATCCTCAATGCTTACAAGAAATTGCCACTGGTTTTGGTAAGACGATTACCACCGCAACTTTGGCGAAAATTTGTGAAAAATACGGTCGAACTATAACCATCGTTCCAAACAAAAGTCTCGTTGAACAGACCGAAGAAGACTTTGTAAATGTTGGTTTAGATGTTGGTGTATACTACGGTGACAGAAAAGATCTCAATAAAACACACACAATCTGCACTTGGCAAAGTTTGAATATTTGGGATAAAAAAAGCAAAAATGATGACGATATTTTACAAATTTCTGAGTTTTTGGCAGATGTAAGAACAGTCATGGTCGACGAGGTACATATGGCAAAAGCCGATGTATTGAAGAAATTATTGACACAAAACCTATGTCATGTTCCGATTCGTTGGGGACTTACAGGAACCATTCCAAAAGCAGAACATGAGTATCAAGCACTTAGAGCAAGCCTGGGAGAAGTGGTAAATGTCGTAAAAGCACATGAACTACAAGAAGCAGGTATATTGAGCGATTGCCATGTTAATATCGTTCAAACCGGTGAGTGGAAAGAATTTAGTGGTTATGCAGAAGAATTAAAATATCTTGTTACTGATGAGAAAAGAATGACATATGTCAGTAACATGATTCGCAATATTGCAACATCAGGAAATACCTTGGTCTTGGTTAATAGGATTGACTCAGGTAAATTTATTATCGAACAAATACCAGAAGCGGTGTTTGTTTCAGGGGCAGTCAAAACTAAAGACAGAAAAGAAGAGTATGACGAAATTAAAACAAGTGACAATAAGATTATTGTGGCGACTTACGGTGTGGCCGCTGTGGGTATTAATATCCCTCGTATTTTTAATCTGGTTCTTTTGGAACCCGGAAAGAGCTTTGTCCGAGTTATACAGTCGATTGGGCGAGGTATTCGAAAAGCAGACGATAAAGACTTCGTCCAAATCTGGGACATAACCGCAGCCAGCAAATACGCCAAACGTCACCTGACAGAAAGAAAGAGGTTTTATAAAGAAGCCAAATACCCGTTTAACATTGAGAAAGTAACATATATATAATGCAGATCCTAACCTTGAATAATGAGATTTTTTATCTCAACGAACTACCCGAAGAAGTAGATGACGATCTGAGATTTGCAGTTTTAGATAACAGTGACAGTTCAAATCCTGACTACTTTTTCATACCACTAATCTTCCTTGAAAGTTTTACTGGCCCGGCAGCAGTATTGAAAATAGGCAAGCATGAACTAACTATGCCGTTGGATTGGTGTGCTATTGTAGGCGATCCAGAAGGCCCCGATATGGAAGTATTGCCACTAACGAGCCTAAACGACCGTGGATTCAAAACCTTCTGTTTCAATCCATTAAGCAGTTTCCGTCCTGAATTCCACGAGATTGATATTATCGATGTTTACCAAGATGTCAAGTGGTATTTTCCCAAGATGAAACCAGGACAACTATTATGCACACCATTAGAAGCAGGCCCTAAACCCACCTGTGCATATTTTGTCAAAGAAGTTAGTCGTCAAAGTGAATTAGTGGATTATACAAGGTGCTGGTAAATGTCGAAAATCTTTGAAAGTCCAGATAAAGGCGAAACTGTTTATGTTAGAAAAATAGGTTCAACTGATCGAGTTCTAAATTCAGAAAGTGAGAAGAGAAAAAGTCTTCACGATGATATAAAAGAAAGTCAATTCTGGGCCCGTGTTCACCGTGAAGCGAAGACCAATCCCACTTTACAAGAAGCATTAGATCGTGTTAAAGTAACATACTATCTAACAGCAGACTACGAGAAATATTATGGCAACCGCCGCAAAACTTGACATTAAACGCGAACTACGTGGTGTAGATCAAAAAGACTACAACTTCTACGACAATCTCACCGACGAAGAAAAGAAAGCATTCAGTCCTTACATATTAATGCGATATACTGCAAGTGTACAGATGCCTGATAGAGATATACAAGAATGGTATCTGGAAATGACCAACGAAATGGTCAATAAGAATCATTGGGATTTGAGTAAAGAACATAAGGCATTATTGTGGAAATTATTCGCTGCTACAGGTACAGGTGTTAATTGTTATCATCCGTATTTGGCGGCAGGTAAAAAAGAAAAAGCCAACAAGATTGAAAAACTATTGGCAGAACTCAATCCGGCAATGAAGATGGCAGATATCAAACTAATGGCATCTATGATGGATAAGAAAGATCGAGAAGAACTGTTTGACAAGATGGGATTTGATAAGAAACAAAGGAAAGAATATGAGTGATGACTTAAAAGATATTAGAGTAAAATATAAAGAGCTATCACGTTCTGTGTTACTAAGAGGCGATCAATATTGGTATGAACCGTCGGTTATAATTGGATGGAAAGAGCACGAAGTAACTAATAGTTATCTCGTGAATTTAGTGTTAGATGCAGCAAAAATTGCTTCTACTGAAAATATTAAAATACCTAAACCGTTTTTGTCAGATAATAAATTCTATAATAAATTTCCCGGGGAACATTATAGACTACTGAATGCAATAGTCAAGACCGGACAAGCTAAAAAAATAGTAGAAGTTGGAACATCAACGGGCATGGGATCGGTAGCACTATCACAAAGTATGAATAGTGGTGAGTTACATACCTTTGATTTATTTGCTTGGAATTCTAATTTTTTTCAATCTCACCTCGACGAAGTAATAATGAAGGATCGAAATATAACTCAACATCTTGCAGATTTAAGCGATGTTGAACAATTCTTAAAATATTTTGATCTTTTAGATTCCGCTGATATTATATTTGTCGATGGTCCAAAAGACGGAATATTTGAATATAAATTATTCTCTCTGTTACAAGAACTTAAACCTAAAGAAAATAAATTGTTAATATTTGACGATATTAATTTTATTGATATGGTAGATTTATGGAAAAATATCAAATCTCCAAAATTGGATATCACTACATTTGGTCATTGGAGTGGAACCGGAATTGTAGATATCAGTAATAAATTACTTTCAGAATATAAATGATAGCATTGGTAGAACAACCGCATAATTGCGTACATTGCAAGAAGAGTTTCATGCAGGAGAAAACTCTTGTGGCTCATATGTGCGAACGCAAACGTCGTGCTCTACAACGGGATGAGAAACGTGTCCAAGCAGGTTTCATGGCATTCAATCGTTTTTGGATGTTGACACAAGGTGCTAAAAAAACCAAGACATACGACGACTTTGCCGATAGCAGTTATTATAATGCTTTTGTTAAGTTTGGAAGTTTCGTTAATAATGTCAATCCATTGTATCCAGACAAGTTCATCGACTATGTGATCAAAAGTGGAGTTAAGTTGGATCACTGGTGCAGAGATGAGATGTATGAGAAATATCTTTTTGATATTCTAAAGGTAGAACCAGTTGAAAGTGCTGTGCAGAGAAGCCTGCAAACTATGATGGAATGGGCAGATGCACATAATGCAGATTTTGCACATTACTTTTCCTATGTTAGTCTTAACAAAGCGGTACACGATATCCTTAATGGGAAAGTCAGTTTTTGGATTATCATGAATAGTGATGCCGGTAAAACAATGATCGGCAATATGAGTGACGAACAGTTGTCGATGATATCTCCGGTGTTTGACGTGCCATTTTGGATGAAGAAGTTTAAACAAAGCCCAGCAGATGTTGCCTTGGTAAAAGAAATATGTATAGAGGCAGGAATTAAATGAATGACAATATTAAAAAATTTATAGAGTATCATCGTATTAATATTATCGATGATAATAAACGTGCCCATAAACACACACGTATGAATATGCGATACTTTCAAAATCCTGTTGACTATAACGAATTAACAGCAACGGATGTAATTCAATACGAGACTGTGAAATTATATACTGTAGAAATTGCAGAAAATTCATTAGAACGTATAGCAGACTTTGAAGCCGAAGTTTTTAACAATATGGAAAAAAGTGGTCACTACAGAATGTTTGAAACATTAATGGAGCAAAAAGAACATGAAAAATATCTTAAGAACAAATATCCGGCAGTTAAAAAGGCTTACGAACATTATAGTCTTATGTTAAAATTAGCAGAAAGTGGGGAACTATGAAAATACCAAAAATAGGCAGTAAATGGAACGGTCACGGCAGTTCTGAAGTATTTCGTGTATTACATACTATTGAAATAGATGGACATATCTGGGTGCATTATCGCAACGACAACGACGGCGATCGAAAATACAGTTGCTATGTTGAAAGTTTCTTAGAACGATTTAGAGAGATGGAGAACTAAAAATGATAACAATTGAGATGGGTGGTAGAATAGGAAATCATTTATGGCAATACGCTGTAGGTAGAACAATAGCTGAATATAAAAGTTTTGATTTTTATGTACCTAAACATTTTCAATTAGGGGAAGATTTATTTGCTAATACATCAACGGGTATTGATCGGTGTGAGACGCATAATGAATTCCAAGCATGTAATCGACCTGGATTTATTGCCACATGCGGATATTGGCAAAGATACGATCCTATGGTGTGGGAAATATCAGATCATACAAAATTATCCACCAAGACCGGATGGGAAACTGAAAAATATATTATAAACAATAAAAGTAATATACAAAAATGGTTTACAATGAAAAATCCAAATGTTGACTTGTATAATCAACTTCAGTTAAATGACGATGTATGTGTGATTAATTTTAGAGGAGAAGATTTTAAAAATTTGCCAGATGTTTATGTACATCCAAGTTTTTATTACAACTCTATAAATCATATGAAATCAATAAATCCTAAAATGAAATTTATTGTGATAACAAATGATGTAGAAGAAGGAAAAAGAATATTTCCTGCCTACCCAGTATATCACTTTGGAATTAAAGATGATTTTGATGTAGTGAATAACGCCAAGTATTTGATCATTGCTAATTCGTCATTTAGTTGGTGGGCTGCTTGGCTAAACAATAAAAGTAGATTCACTATAGCACCAAAGTATTGGCATAGATTTAATGCAAATAATGGCTGGTGGGCTCCTATTGATATTCCTACACATGGGTGGTTTTATGCAGATAAGTTGGGAAAATTATCCTCATCTAATCAATGCTTTTTAGAAATAGTAGATCAGGATCCATCGAAATATCCTCATCAAGATAATAGATTAGTTTCATGGAACGGTGACTATAATAGTTTATGATGAAACAGAAATTTATTGACTTATATATGGACTGGGCTGAACGCACAGCCCAACTCAGTCACGCAGAAAGACTTAAGGTAGGTGCGGTCATCGTAAAGGATGACAGCGTGATCAGCTACGGCTACAACGGCATGCCCGCAGGTTGGGATAATACCTGCGAGGTTGAGATCGGCCAGGTGCTAGACGATAATGATAATATTGTTGAAACAAGATTAAAAACTAAACCAGAGGTATTACATGCGGAAATGAATAGTTTAATGAAACTTGCTAAAAGTACAAATTCAGGAAATCAAGCATCTATGTTCATAACACATTCTCCTTGTTTGGAATGTGCCAAGGGAATTTATCAAGCAGGTATAAAAGAAGTATTTTACGGCCAGGATTATCGTTCCGAAGACGGAATAGTTTTTTTAAAAAAGTGCGGGATTAAAATAGAAAAAATAATTAAAGATGATAAATAAAAGTACTACATGCCGAAGCACTTTTATGAAACATAAACATCACATTATACCGAGACATATGGGAGGTTCCGACGATTTAAATAATATAATAGAACTTTCTGTAGAGGAGCATTCACAAGCACATCTTAAACTTTACGAACAATATGGAAAGAAAGAAGATCTGTGTGCTTACTATATGTTATCAGGAAAATCCCAAGATCCAGAATTTAAAAAAATGGTATGCTCTTTAGGTGGAAAAGCAACTGCAAAAATTAGAAAAGCATCAGGAGAAAAATGGGGATTTGGTTTGCTAAATCCTGATGAATTATTTGAAATGCAATCTAAAAACGGAAAAATACAAGGTAAAAGAAATGCAGAATCTGGACATATTCAACGAATACAAAAATTATCAGATACAATTGCTGCTGGAAAGAAAGGCGGAAAAACAACAATGGCAAGAGGAAAAGGTTCGTTTGCTGATCCTGAAGAAAGATTAAAATCTGCAAGTAAAGGCGGAAAAACACAGGGAAAACGAAATGCCGAGTCTGGACACTTAAAAAGAATAGCGCAGATTCCGAGTAAGAAAAACAGAGGTATGTTTTGGATTACAAACGGAATTGAAAATATGATGATAAATCTAATCGATATTATTCCAGAAGGTTATAAAAAAGGTAGAGTGATAAAATAATGGATATCGATATCGACTTTCCAGATAGAAAACGAGTACTTGATATAATCCGGCACATTCCAGCACGTCTCGAAGATGGAAAGAAACATAACACAGGTGTCTATTGTCACAGTATTCCCTACAATCCATTAACTGATACTGCCAGTATCGATTATAAATCTGCAGAGGAACGTGGATACTTTAAGATCGATTTCTTAAATGTTGGTGCGTATAACGGTGTCAAGGATGAAGGTCATCTTGTAGAATTACTTAATACTGAACCACTGTGGGATTTGCTGTGTGAGAAGGACGTATGTGATCAATTGTTCCATATCAATGGATATCATAACTTATTGGCAGAGTTGAAACCTAAGAGTATTGTAGAATTAGCCACGGTCCTGGCTATGATCAGACCCGGTAAAAAACATTTGATCCCAGTATGCAAGGAAAAAGGATTCCAGGCCATCTATGATGAAATATGGACTAAGACTGAGGATTCCTATTTCTTCAAGAAGGCCCACGCTATATCTTATGCGTCGGTTATTGTAGTTCAACTTAACCTCCTATGTGAGCGAATTAGTTACGGGTACTCTTAACAGACCGTACTAATTGTATTGATTTTCTTTTTATACGCTTTTCAGCAATTTCGCTGAGATTCACTGTGGGCCCAAATAATATCTCAACATCTTTACTGCTGAATGTTTTGATATAAGGTTTAAAATCCTGCATCTCTTTTTTTAGAAATATGTTAATTGGTATTTTCCTATTGCTTTCCCACCACCAAACTTCACCTAATTCTAAAAACATTTTCTTTTCATTTTCTTCAATGATCATTGATAGATCGTATATGCTGGATACATAATCATCACAGTTGATAATTATACCGACATATTCCTTGTCATTGGACTTTAGACAGGAAATAAAGGGGAATTTGTCCTGGAATTGATTACTCATTGAAGTTTAAATAAATACATTATGCAAATTTTACCAATCTATTTATACTTAAATAAACTCGATGTGACACTAGATTTGGACGCTGCAATCAGAGGAGTAAATCAGGTTATGTATCAACGAGACCTAACAATACAAAAAGGAATTAAGAATCAAGTAAGGATTCAATTCAAAAACAGCGATCAAAAACGTATATCTATCTCCGACACACAAACATTCGTGTTTACTATGTTTGATGCTATAAATCAACGTATGCTCTTAGAAAAACAACTTGAGGTATTGGCAGAAACCACCAGTACTAAGGGCATGGCTCTATTGACTCTTACTGAAAGTGATACTCTCGATCTTGATAAATCCAGCTATACTTACAGTGTAAAGGTATTAGATTCTGATGGAACTTATACTCCTGCATACGCCAATGTTTACTACGGAATGAACGGTACTTTACATATCTCCAATGATGTATTTCCGGTGTTGAAAGATAGCACAACTGTTACCAGTTTTAATGCGACATTTAATGATCTTACAAGAAAATATGAACATAAGAGTGGAAACATATATGCTAATCCAGAATTCAACGGTAATTCCGCATTGAATACCGTAGCAATTTATATGACTGCATATAAAGGTACTGTTTACATACAGGGAACATTAGATAATACTCCAACCGGCGATAGTAGCTATTACACCATTTCTACCCATTCTTATGATAGTTACACAGGAGTTGATTATAAAAACTTTAATGGTGTATATACCTATATACGTATTGTGCATGTTCCAGCTACAAGACCCGCTGATTCGGATAATAATGACCCAACTTACTTCGGATCACTTGACAAAGTCCTATATAGAAGTTAAAATAGTGCATGAACGAAGTTCAGGCATCTTTACACACACTGTTACCTCCAAATAGAAAACTAACCACAGGCGGTTGGGTTAGTTTCAACGCGGTCTGCTGTCATAACAGAGGTGATCGCCCAGATACTAAAAAGCGTGGTGGTGTCCTCTTTACAGATGACGGTTTTACCTATCATTGCTTCAACTGTGGATTCAAAGCCGGCTGGAGCCCTGGTAAACTATTGAGCTCTAATACCAAATCATTGTTCAAATGGTGCGGTATGGGTGACAGTGATATAAGCAGATTGGGATTGATAACTCTTAAATTCAAAGAGGATCAACCGCAAACTAAACGTGCATTAAACTTTGTTTTGCAAGAAAGAGAATTGCCAGAAGGTGCGATGCTACTCAAAGAGTGGGCACTGGCAGTTTGGAAACCCGGCGAAGATGCAGACATGGTGCGAGTCTTTGAATATCTTGTCAGTAGAGGAATGGAACTCGATTGGTATGATTGGATGTGGACACCCGCTCCTGGATACAAGGATCGATTACTCATACCTTTCTATCACGATGGTAAGGTAGTTGGATATACTGGTCGTAAAATAACAGAAGGTAAACCGAAATACCTTACAGATAGCCAGAACGGTTATGTGTTTAACCTCGATAGGCAGACCTATGACAGATCTTGTGTTATAGTTGTTGAAGGACAATTTGATGCTATAGCAGTAGATGGTGCGGCTATAATGACCAATGAACCAAACGAAACCCAATGTGCGAGATTGAATGCCATGGGTAAACAGATAATAGTGGTTCCGGATAGAGATCGCCCTGGTGCAAAATTAGTCAAGGCAGCATTGGATAACGGCTGGGCTGTGAGTTTACCACCGTGGGAAGATGATGTCAAGGACGTTGCTGATGCTGTTAAACGATACGGCAGGCTTTATACACTAACCACGATATTACATTACCAAGAAACAAATAAGATAAAAATACAGTTGATACAGAAAAAATTAGAGGCTATGAATGAATAAAAAAGAGAAGAAACCAAACTATAATGCAGATATGCAGAAACTATATCTGGAGATGTTTCTTTCAGATGCGGAGACATTTGTAAGATGTCAGAACATATTTGATCCACTTAACTTTGATCAAAGATATCAAGATACTGCGGAATTTATTACCAAATATGTTGATGACTATAAGGTCATGCCCGAAGCCAGTATTGTAAATGCTAACTGCAAAATGGATCTACAACCAGTTCAGTTGGCCAGAGAAAACTATGATTGGCTTATGGATGAGTTTGAGAACTTCAGCAGGCACAAAGGACTTGAACGTGCGATCGTGGCCAGTGCTGACTTACTTGAAGTAGGTGATTATGGTCCGGTAGAGAAACTGATCAAAGATGCGATCCAAATTAGTTTAAACAAGGACATGGGCACTGATTACTTTGAAGATCCCAGAGCACGTCTAAGCAAACTCAAAGATGGTAATGGACAAGTTAGTACAGGATGGCCCAGCATTGATAAGAAACTATACGGTGGATTCAATCGTGGTGAACTGAATATCTTCTGTGCAGGATCCGGCGGAGGTAAGAGTTTATTCTTAGCAAACTTGGGTGTGAACTGGGCACTTGCAGGTATGAATGTATTGTATCTTACATTCGAGTTGAGCGAGGGCCTTGTGGCTATGCGTTTGGACAGTATGATGACAGGTATCACAACACGCGAGATCTTTAAGAATCTTGATGAGGTTGAACTCAAGGTCAAAGTATTGGGTAAGAAGTCCGGAAATCTACAAGTCAAATATATGCCAAGTGGTAAGAACTGTAATGACATTCGTGCTTACTTGAAAGAGTATCAAGTTAAGAAAGGCTGTAAACCCGATGTTATCCTAATCGATTATTTGGACTTGATGATGCCATTAAGCGTGAAGATTAGTCCAAGTGACTTGTTTGTCAAAGACAAATATGTCAGTGAAGAAATACGTAATTTAGCAATGGAAACACAATGTGTTACTGTAACTGCAAGTCAGTTAAATCGTAGTGCAGTTGAAGAGATTGAATTTGATCACAGTCATATCTCGGGCGGTCTGAGTAAGATTATGACAGCAGATAATGTGATCGGTATCTTTACAAGTCGTGCTATGAAAGAACGCGGACGTTATCAAATACAGTTCATGAAAACTCGTAGCAGTAGCGGAGTTGGACAAAAGGTTGAATTAGAATTTAATATTGATACATTACGAATCACAGACGCAGGGGATGACGATACTGCCAGTTTTAATCAGGGTGGGGGTCAATCATCTAACAGCAGCGGTGGTAGTTCTATGATGTCTGGATTTAAACGTACCAGCACAGTGAGCACCAGCACAGACGAACCTGTTAATACTAAATGGGAAAGAGCAACACCCGTTGAGGGATTTGATTTGAGTAAACCTCAAGTCAAGGGTGTTAAGGCAGTCAGCGATATTAGATCAATGCTGGCTAAAATGAACGAAGAAAAAGATTAAAACCAACTGGCTACTTGTTCTCTGCTGGATTCAGCAATAACTCTGTGCCATTGATCTATGTCTGTGTAACCGAATAAAGTTTCAGGTTCTGCACGGGTAAATGACCAACTGTGATTAATGGTCCAGGGATCTTCGCCTAACACTTCACCATCTAAATGTCTTGGTAGCCAACGCACAAAACCTGCGATGGCTCTGAAATATGACGGCCCTTCATTGTTACTGATAGCACTTAATACAGACAAGTCACTACTGATTCCAATTTGATCAGTTACTTTATTTGTAGTTGGGCTGAACCAATCTAACGTATGTATAACGTGTATTCTATTTGTAGACTCTGGACCACCATTGTATAGTGGTTGATCGTTAGGCATTGTCAATCCTACATTTCTCATAACACTATCAAACGTGACATTACTGACATATGGTTTGTTAATTTGCAGACCAATGGCACCGGCACTGTCATGATCTATTACCAATACTGTACTTCTACGTAGAACGGAATCCGTTCTTTTAGGATGTGCCGCTAACAGATGTCCTGTATAATTTTGCTCTATCATACATCTATTTAACCGATAAATACTTTTATATGGCTATACTTGACTATAATTTGGGGTTTGAACCTCATGACCAACTTAATCCTAAAATCTGGCAGGGCGATCGTCTGCTGCCCGATGTTGAATCAGCATTGATTAAAATTGCACGAGATTTTAAGAAGTTTATAGATGTTCCATTTGATGTAGTAGATGTACGTATTACCGGCGGTCAGGTATCATATTTCTATACTGATAAAAGCGATTTGGATTTACACTTGATTGCAGATTATAGCAGTGTGGACTGTGATAGAGAAGCAGCAGAACTATTTGATGCCAAGCGATTGCTTTATAAGAACAAATTTGATATCACCGTTAAAGGTATACCTGTAGAACTGTATGTGGAAGATTTAGATCACCCTGCGGTTAGTGCTGCTTATAGCATACAACAAAGACGGTGGCTTTCTCGGCCAAAACAGAATGTAGGGCCATTTGATGTGGATAACATTGAACATATGACTCAAGTATGGGACACTTTAATTCGACACAGTTTAGCGTCAAAAGATGCCAATACTGCCAAAAAAATAATGAATTTATTGCGGAAATTTCGTCAATTGGGCCTCAAAACCACCGGAGAATATTCCACAGCTAATCTGGTATATAAAACACTACGTAACAGTGATATTATTCGACAATTACAAAATTTCATTGATCAAGCACATGATCAAAATTTAAGTATCTAATTATTTTCTGTAGAATTCCGGTGGGTGCGGATTCATATAATGGTCAAGATTACCTGTATTATACATATTGTAGAACCTCGCACCATTTCTACCTAACCACATTTCCGGACCGTTCACGGGCGTTACATCGGTCCAGGGATTCTCATAATGTAGAGACGAGGGCAGGGGTATCTTATTGCATTTCCTAATGAAACTGGATTTTAACCAATATACATTACCACTGAAATGATTGTTGTCACGTAGTAAACTACCAACAGCATCATATCCTTCATCTAACTTGGTGATACAATCTCGCCAATTTTCAATGGTCCAATAATCCATGATCCATCTCCAATGTTTGCAAGGAATGGCCCTATCTGAAAATCCTTCAACATAAGAAACACCTTTTTGATGTGTATATAGAGCATAGAAATCTTCAGTTGTATTATCAGCGGTTTCTTTCATTAAACGATTGGTTGTGATCTCTGCATCTCGGGGATCTGATGTTTTAAAAATCCAATTTATATTTGAATAATGTCGATATTGTTCTTTAAGATCATCAAAACTGTTTTTATTGTAATGGCAATTGATGTTTAATTCTGCAACATCTAACAAACCACTAACTTTCATTTTTGTAATTTGTTCTTCAAAAATTAGTTTTGTATGATTCAAATTTAAATCAATCACATGATAAAAAATTTTAAGATGTGCCATATTATGTAGTCCTGGTTAACACCTCTTGCCAATCCACCATCTTTCCAATCACCCATGTGTCACAGTGAGTTGCATATCCAGGAACGGGCGTGATCAAACCCCTCGATTCCGATAATGCAGAAAATAATTGTGTATCATGAGTCCAACGATCTTCACCACCGCACCACTGTTGAAATAATGATCGATCTTCTATTAGATATCCTACACGACTGGCAAATGTCATGGTAGTAGAACCAGTTGTACGCCAATGGCAATCTTCGGAAATAATTAGTTTACACAATCGATCAGCATTACTATCCCAATACTTGTCCGGATGATCATATAGGCTTACATACGGACAATTTTGAAGTCCTTGCTCTAATATTATATCAGCACCTTCGTGATGTATGTAATCATCTTCAACAAAATATACAATCATATCTTTGGGTAATTGTATTGCTTGGTCAAGTGAATATAGAAATGAACCAGCATTGGATCCAAATGTGGTTCTACGTAAATCCAATAGGGGATATAGACTATTGAGTTTATCCCATACTTGGTCATCAACTCCGTCGGCTACAACCGTGATATCATGCTCGTTGAATACCGTGGTAAAGTTTTTTAAACATTTCCATTTGTCAAACCATTCTGGACGATCTGGCGGAGTACGTGGATTTCCGGCATAGTCCGGCATGATCCTAAAACTAAACCTGTAGTATATCTTCATTTCTTTTATTATGAAAGAATGGTGGTTTTCCGAGATTTACTTCTAAAATACCCCATGGCCAATATTCTTGAACAGTTTTCTTACCGCCTGGCGCAATGAAGTCTCTGTACTTACTGATGTTGTTTAAAATAGTTTTGGGAAAATACTCATCGAGAATTACTGGCTCCCAAACTTCATTGGGACGGAAATAATCCCGACCTCGAGAGATCATATCAGAAACATTTATCTTATCTACAATTGAGGGAATATTGAGCTCTTGATGGCTAAAACTGTTGATTTTATTTTTAATAAATTCTTCATTACCTAAGTAACTGAAATGCCACCCTGCATGATGCAATTCAATTTTATTTCGACCAGGAACTTCATCCATTTTGAATCTCATGCTGTTGGGTGCGGCTTGAAATCCTCTATAGGCTTTACCTCTCCATGGATAATTGTCTGTAACATCCAGATAGTTGTATTTGAAATAGAACATGGGCATCGCTAATCCATAAAAGGAATAATTGGTATCTCTGATATATTGAAATGCCTCGGCTCTGGTGATTTCATCCATATCACTGATGAGAATCACATCATCATCTGTTAAGTCTTTCCATCCTCTTGCTTGTTGATTACGTTGCCATTCTTCATTGACCCAGGCATTGGAATCTGTGGGAGAATTTTCAACTTTGATGTAATCAATTTTATCCATCCATTGACTATATCTGTCAAGATTCTTTTCCAGATTGAATCCTTTGTATATTCCACTATAGGTCCTGTCACATTCAACTATGACAAACTTGTCTACGTGGTCGTAGTGCTCTCTTAATCGTAATTCTAAAAGATCATACTCATTTAAGAACATGACCGTATCGTATATTTTCATTGGTTACCTTTATATTATGCATCGATGACGATATTTATTAATGACTTGTATTGCTGAAAAAATTATAGTATACTATAATTAAAATAAGTAAACAATACAAAAGGAAGTTAATAATGCAGGCACTTTTCACAGGGGGTTTGGGCGATTTTATTGGAGCCGAATCTTTTATGACCGATCAGGAAAAAGATTCAGTTACTACTATACTTTGGGCAACCAGAAACAGAATTGAAATACAAGAGGCTGTGGATCTACAATTGGTATTTCCTAACTTGAAAGATCAAAAGATTATGTTCGACGATTGGGCTACTGAACGTCCTACACGCGATTGGCAACCCGGCGATCGTTTTATGAACATAGGCATGAAACACGAACTTAATCTTAAATGCAATTTGGGACTAAGTTCAGAGGAACTTGCGGCAATTAGTGATCATAGTTTGGATGCTACACTACAACGTATATTCTCCGGACTTAAATGGCAAAGCAGTAGAACAGCTACACGGGGAAATTGGCCATCTGTAGAATACTTGAATCTACCCGCTAACTATGTGGTTATACATCCATGGAGCGATGCAGAGATTAACGGTAGAGAATTCAATGACGCCGATTGGGATCAGATTTTCCAATTCTTGGATAGAGAGGGTATGTTGGGTGTAGTGGTTAATAAAAGCAATAAACTTCCGCCCTCACACCCGAAATTAATCGATCTTACTAATCAAACTTCTTTAAAAGAAACATTTAATGTTATGAGGGGCGCAGCCGCTGCTATACTTTGTGCCAGTAGCTTGGCATGTTTGGCTACTAAAATGTTTTCTAAAGGAGCTATCGTCCTTAAGGGAGGCTATCCACATATGTTTACAGACTGGGCTACTTATTTTTATCACGGCCCTTTTACTAATCCTAACGATATAATCTATAAAGACCTTGCTATAATAAATCCAATTCCAAAAAATACTAACACATACTACAACACTCCTGCTGGGTTGGATCAGGGCTATTTAACTTTATTATAAGAGAAACAATTTATGACACAATTAATATTGGGCGCAGCCTGCGGATATACAACTAAGGAATTGGAACCTTTTGTAAAATCACTACGTAGATACTATCAGGGCGATGCTGTATTAGTGGTATTTCCATTGTCTGATAGTGATAGAACCTTTTTTGAACAATATAATATCATTACTTACGAATTGGATCAACCTATTCCTAATCCCAAAGATATACAAACTTATAGGTATTACTTCTATAACGAATGTATGGAAAACTTTCCAACCGCAGATCATGTATTGATTATCGATGTTAGAGATGTTATGTTCCAAGACGATCCATTTAAATATCCATTGACCCATCAATTGGAATTTTATCAGGAACCTTGCCTATATAAAAATTGCCCTGCTAATGCACCTTGGATGCATGGCATGTATTCTCAATCGGGATACGACTTGGTTAAAGATGAATATATCCTATGTGGTGGTAGTACTATCGGAACATTCCAAGGCATGTCATTATATATTAATGCTATGATTAAAGAAATTGAAAGAATACAAGCAACTGGTAGACATATACATTCCGGTGAAGATCAACCTATACATAATTTCTTGGTTTATAATCAAACTTTCCCCGATTGGATTACACATCCTAATGCAGAACATGCTATTGCTACTCTTCATCATCAACATCAATTTACCTTTAATCGTGCGGGACAATTGCTAAACAGTCGCAATGAACCAATTCCTATTGTACATCAATGGGATCGTACTAATGCAGTTAAAGCGGTTGCCGAACGCACCGCCCTGGAAGGCCCTTTGAAATATTGAACTTATGAAATCTAATGAACTAACTATTGCCATTGTCGATACTGCTTTTTATCCTTTGGCAACCCGCAGTATAGAAACAACTCTGGAGATAACCAACGCGAAACGAGTTTTGGTCTTGAGCGACCGAGACTTCTTTCCCGGCTCTGATTTTGTTAAAATTGATACCATTAATGATAAAAGAGACTACAGTCGGTTGATGCTTAAAGAATTGGGTCGACATATTACTACCGATCACTTTATGGTTATCCAATACGATGGATTGCCTATCGATACAAGTCAATGGCAAGACGACTTTATGAAATACGACTATATCGGTGCTACTTGGCCTTGGGGACCCTATGATCAACGTGTGGGCAATGGTGGCTTTAGTATACGTAGTCGTCGTCTACATGAACTGTGCTTACAGGACGAAATGGTGTTTGATCCCCCTGGGTATGGTGATAATAACTATATGGAGGATACTCATATATGTCAACTCTATCGTGTTTGGCTTGAGACACAAGGCATTAGATATGCTCCTGCTGATTTGGCCAATCAATTTTCAGCCGAATGTCCCGGCGGTCGGTTTGATACATACGGTTTCCATGGCACCCTGTGTTTACCACACTACTTGTCAGACGACCATATGAAATTCTATATTGATAATCTACCTAACGACTTCTTCTTAGACGAATCTCAAACTCGTATCGTGTTTGGACTGTTTTTAGCTGAACGCTGGGAGAATATGGAAATGATGATGGACCGCGGTATGACTTTGGATCCCGACTTCTTATCTCGTGTATTCGATTTGTTTAAGAAGGAATCTGGACTTTGGCCTGGTATGACACTACACGACCTTGAACAGGTTTTGATCAACTATTAGATGAGTAGTTAATAACTAAACCCACATACTTAAATAAAATTGGTAGAATTATATCTACTTTTAAAAAGGAGTCTATTTTATGGACAATGTAATGACAAAGGCTAATGGCCTTTTATCTGGTATAATCGATATTGGCATCAAACTGATTGCCGCTGGTGTGATCCTGCAAATCCTATTTGGTGCTGCTGTTCCATTCTTGGCTATCGATGTAACCGCAAGCGTGATTAAATTTGTGGCGGCTTTGGGCAGTCAAGGTTTGGTCGGTCTGACTGCATTGGCAGTTATCTATTGGTCCTTCACTAAGAAGTAAACTCCAATAGTACAAACTAAAAAGCCCCAACTTACGGGGCTTTTTTTATACACACTTTGAGATCCTTACACAACACTTACCTCGCGAAGCGACAGCGCAAAAAACTTTTCAGTAAGTAGTTATATACCTACTTTATAATATCTCAACTAACAATCTACGTGTATCCAAAGCATGTTGCTCACGCTGTTCTAACTTTAACTTATATATGGTTCGCAATAACTCTCGCGCACTATCTACAGTTAAATCTACCTTGATAGCCTCCCCTCCAGCAGCTGACCACTGCTGACAATTGTCAGACCTGTCATCTACCAGTATATCACCAGCACTACAGTGACGCCACTTGTCTTCACTATAGGGCCCAAAATGTACTGGAATGTCGGGAAAATATCTTCCTGCCCACTCTATCTTATCATGAAATACCCAGGGCACATCATTGTTGTGCGGTATGGCCGTTAAGAACAATAACTCCCACCCTAAATCATCTCTGAACCAGCGAGCTACACTTACTAACTCTTCTGCTCCTGGCATTAAGGGCAAATCTCGAAATATACGACCATTGCTACGTAATCGATCCCAATCCGCTGGCTTATAACGCTGTTTTGGATCTGTTGAATCCGATCCTAATATCATACGTGCATTGGTACGCCAATCTGCTACGACTCCATCCATATCTAAGTAAAGTTTATTCATAACTGTAGTTTACACTGTCCTCGTTTACATTTAACACTTGAGCACCATTGCGCAAATGAAATACCCTGGCCATCTCGGTGGGTGGACTTAGTGTAACATACTTCTTGATATGAGGTCTACTACTTTCAATATGACGTCTTGCCATTACGATTAACCGCCTGCCTGCTCCGGGTTGATAACTCCATATGGTGTAGAACACTGCTACTACTGGCTCATACGATGCGAACTCTAATAACTCTTCTCGACTACGTGGTACTGAATCTCTGTACAGGACACATACTACAGCAGTGGGCTTTCCATATTCATCTTGACTTACTATGATCTCACTCGATTCACTGACTCGAAACTCTAATGGGATTTCTGGACGAACTGGATCATCTGCGATTAACGCACATAATGAGTCTTCTGGCTTATTGATAATGTGGAGAGACATGCGACACCTGTTTAATATACGTACTTATCTATCAATTGGAAAAACCTTATATATACGACTAAAAAATTGCTGCGTAAAATTTTTACAACCAAAAACTGTTGACCTTACCAGCTTTTTACTATACACTTGTTATATGTACTTAAATTTAACCAACGCAAACCCAGCGCATAGAGGCATGAAACTAAGTGTTAGAAAAGATTTAGTGGTGACCATGCACTCTAACTTGATTACCAGAGAGGATGATATTTCCGAAATGGTGACATTCATATTCTGCCCTCCTCATGGCAATTGGGAAGTGCAAGAATCATTTGAAGATGTACTGGAACAACTGAATCGTGTCTAATTACCTTACCTGCTGGACCTGCGGCAATCAATATCCACAGATTGGATACTGTACTACTTGTGCTTCAATTAGACTCCAACGCGAACAACTGGCCGCACTACGTGGGGAACAACCTGTCCATCGACGGCCGACACCGGGACAGGCAATTTTTGAACTGATCCTGATATTTGGCTTTTTTGCTGCAATTTCTTGGTTGTTTAGCACATGGTGGCCTATTGGACTGTTTGCTTTGGGCGCCTTATTGGCCCAACTTGCGAGTTAGATTAGAACGGCCTTTAGAGTAATACTAAATTTTTGCTGCGTAGTTAAAAGCAGATCTATTATTAATCTCCCCAGGCCGTTCTAATCTAAGTCGACTTTTTACATGCTCATACATGCTTGCTATGCTTGCATGTATGTGTGTGACCAGCCGTACCCCACCCCGACCGGCCACACC